TCACAACTTACGGCGGCCTGGCCGATCCCGGCGATCTTGATACGGCATCGCTGACCGCGCTGAATACCGCCAATAATTCGACAGTCGGGATATATGTCGATAAATCGACAACCATCCTAAAGGTTCTGGACGAGCTGTCGAATAGTGTCGGGGCGTTTTACGGCTTCAACCGATCCGGTCAATTTGAAATGGCTCGCCTCGAGCTGGCGACCGGGACGGCTGATGCCGAGTTTGATCTGACTAATATCATCGAGGTGCAGCGCCAATCGTCGGCAACACCGAACCACCGGGTTCGCGTCGGCTATGACAAAAACTATACAGTTATGAGCGAGAGTGATTTCGGGGCATCGATCACGACCGCGCAGCGGGATTACCTGGTGCGCGAAATGCTTTTTGAGTCAGACAACACCGCGAGCATTCGCACGATTTATCCGAATTCGGAGGAGCTAGTTATCGAGGCGCTTTTCTCAGCGTCCAGCGCTGCCAGCACTGAGGCAACGCGCCTGCTGGCGCTGTATGGCTCGCAGAGGGACTTTTACAAAATCAGGGTAAAAACGCAGCCATACACTTTAAAGCTGAATGACGTCGTGCAGATAGCGTTTGATCGGTATAATCTGACGAGCGGCAAAAAGTTTCGCGTCATCACGATCACCGAGGATGCGGCGTCGAACGAGGTCGAGCTGGAGCTATGGGGATAAATGGCTGAGAAAATCATCATATCGTCGGAAAATTATGTCGACAGCGCGTCTACGCTGACCGCTGATTCGGCGGTATCGACGCTGCCCGTTACTAACCTACAGGACATTCAGATCGTCAAGGTATGGCGAACTAACAGCGCGACGTCGGCGGAGATCAACATCGATCTAGGTTCTCAAAAGGTTATGGATTTTTTCGCGTTGATCGCGCACAACCTATCGACTGCAGCGACCGTTCGCTGGCGACTGTCAAATGACAACTTTTCAACGACGCTATACGATTCCGGCACTCTCGATGCCTGGGCGCCGGTAGAGCAGTTCGGCGGATCGCCCTGGGGCATTTTTACCTGGGGCGGATTGCCATCGCAGAGCATCATTAGTCTTTACAATGCCAGCACGTTTACGCTGCTGCCGAGCGCGCAAATTGCCCGATATATCCGGCTCAATATTGCCGACTCGACCAATTCGGCGGGGTATCTCGAGGCTGGGCGCCTTATTGTTGGTCCGGCTTATCAGCCGACGATCAACTATGCGAACGGGGTGTCATTCGAGTTTGTCGACGACTCTCGCGTGACCAAATCCCGAGGCGGTCAGGTATTTGTCGACGAGGTGCGGAAGTATCGAAGAATCACGTTCGATCTAAACCATCTCCCAGAGTCGGAGATATTCAACAACATATTTAACAACATAGACCGAGTGAAGGGGGTATCGAAAGATGTCCTGGTCATTCCACAGCCCAGCGATTCGGCAACCTGGCTGACGCAAAACATTTACGGGCGCCTGGCGGCGGTCGGCCCCATCGAAAATACAACACTTTCGCGATATAGTCGCACCATGACAATCGAGGAAATAATCTAATGGCTTTCCCTGTTACTTTAAACGGCGTCACCTATACGCTGGCGAATTTCGAGGGCTTGAATTACGTCGAAGGATTCCCCGATGCGCTCGAGGATTTTGTTACCGAGGCAGGCACTCAGGTCTCGGCGGCTGCCACTAGCGCCACAAATGCGGCTACCAGCGAGAGCAACGCATCATCCAGCGCGACCGCTGCCGCGAGCAGCGCAACCGCAGCGGCGGCATCTGCTACGGCTGCCCAGGCATCACTCGACGCAATCGAGGGGCTTTACCTGGGCGCGCAGGCGAGCGATCCGACGGTCGACCTAAACGGCGACGCGCTGACTGCTGGCGATTGGTATTTCAACACCGGCGCCGGGGCGGTCAAAATTTACGATGGCTCGGCATGGGTGACGATCACGTCGCTCACTTTCGACCTGGTAGATGACACCACGCCCCAGCTCGGCGGGAACCTCGATTTAAATGGTAACAATATCGGGGGTGTGACCCCGACAGAAATCGGATACGTTTCCGGCGTGACTTCTGGAATACAAACCCAACTTGACGCCAAAGCAAGCACTGGCAAGGCCATCGCAATGGCTATGGTTTTCGGCTAATTAGAGGAGAGCAGACCAATGGCCGCACCTAATATCGTAAATGTAAGCACAATCACAGCTAAGTCGTTTTACCTCGCATTGTCGACCACAAGCGCAACCCAGCTTGTTAGTAATGCCGCGTCAAGCGGTAAAGTGCTTAAGATAAACATGATCCAGGTTGCCAACGTCGACGGGTCATCTGCCTGCGATGTGACTGTTGACTATCACTCTCAGGATGATATTGGCGGCACAGCGTATTCGCTTGTGTCTACTGTGTCAGTACCAGCAGATGCGTCTTTGATTGTTATCGACAAAAACACAGCACTTTACCTTGAAGAAGATCGGTCTATTTCAGTAACGGCAGGAACCGCAAACGACCTAGAAGTTATCGTAAGTTACGAAGAAATTAGCTAATAGGAGCTAGTCGTGGCTAAAGATAAGGGCGGGTTTATTGGCTTTAACGGTTTAGATCAAGACCCGAAGGTATATAGCGGCGTTTGGTCTTTACCCACGCAGATGCAGAACAGAACAGGCTGGCCGCAGCCTGGCCCAATTGCAGATTATTTGATTATTGCCGGGGGTGGTGGTGGCGGTACGCAGATCGCCGCTGGAGCAGGTGCTGGCGGTTATCGTGAGTTTACTGACCAACCAATTGCAACAGGGGTTACTTACACTGTTACAGTAGGCGCAGGAGGTGCGGGTGGAGTAAGCACAAGCACTAGAGGCTCAAACGGCTCCAATAGTTCGTTTAATTCTGTTTCTTCTAGCGGTGGTGGCGGAGGCGGTGCATATAGTACAGAAAAGGATGGCGCTGACGGGGGCTCTGGCGGTGGAGCAGGAGATCAAGCTGGTAACAGCACTCCGGGATCTGGTAACGCTGGCGGCTACACACCATCAGAAGGAAATGATGGAGGCCAAGGTGTAGCTAAAAATGGTCCGGGAGGCGGTGGAGGAGGAGCCGGTGCCGTTGGAGGCGATGCAACCTCAACCGCTGGTGGCGGTGGGGGTTCTGGGTCAGCATCCTCAATAACGGGTTCGTCCGTGACACGGGCGGGTGGTGGAGGTGGCGGTTGCTGGGCCGCAATAGCCACGCCAAACCACACTCCGGGAGCGGGAGGCACTGGTGGTGGCGGTGGTGGAGGCGATGGTGTTTCTGCCGCTGGAGCAGGCACGGCTAATACTGGCGGTGGTGGTGGCGGTGGTGGCTTCCCAAGCAACACGACGGGCGGCACAGGCGGTTCAGGCGTTGTGATTATCAGAACACTAAATACAGCCACTGCCACAACAGGCTCACCAACCACAACCACGGACGGCAGTTACAACATTTATACATTTACCGGATCAGGGAGTATTACTTTCTAATGGCACATTTTGCAGAATTAAATGAAAACAACGAGGTTTTGCGCGTCATTGTTGTAGCTAATCCCGAGCTTATTGACGAAAACGGCGATGAGCAGGAGTCGCTAGGCGTTGCGTTTTGCACTCAATTATTCGGCGGGACATGGAAGCAGACCAGCTACAACAACAATATGCGAAAGAATTTTGCAGGAATAGGTTTTGCTTACGACTCTGATCGTGATGCTTTTATACCCCCTAAGCCTTACGCAAGCTGGCTGTTAAATGAAACAACGTGTCAGTGGGAGCCGCCTACACCGCGCCCCGCAGATACCGGTATGTATGTTTGGAACGAAGAAACTACTAGCTGGGATCAAATGAATGTCTAAGCGCTATCAAGGCAACATTATTTCAAGCACTAAAGTAACGCCAACGCTTAGTGCGGCTAGTGGCGTTTGGACTGTGCAGGAAGCCAAGCGGTTCCGAGAAGATGGGACGTGGCCTACTGCAGGTGCGATAGATGTTGATTATGACGTTATCGCCGGTGGCGGCGCTGGAGGTGGTGGCACCTACCATGGTGCGGGCGGTGGCGCTGGTGGTTTCCGCAGTGGCACAGGGCTTACCCTCTTCCCCGGCATTGCTTACACCATAACAGTGGGTGCTGGTGCCGGAACAGCGGCTACGGGTGCGGCAGGCGCAACGGGTAGTGATTCGTCCATCTCTGGAACAGGCATCACCACGATTACCGCCTCCGGTGGCGGCGGAGGCGGTAACTATTCAGAAAGCGTTACCAACAGCACCGGCACCGGAGATGGCTACGGAAGAGATGGCGGCTCTGGCGGCGGTGGCGGTAGGCCGGGGGACGTAGGCGGTAGCGGCAATGCTGGGTCGTACTCACCTTCTGAGGGTAATGATGGTGGCGACGGTGTTAGTAGTGGTAATTATGGCACAGGCGGCGGTGGTGGTGCAGGTGCCGCAGGACAAGATGGTACTGTTTCAGCGGCTGGCGCTGGAGGCGCAGGCAAGACTACTACCGCCAAGGCTAGTAATATCATTTTAGGTGGTGGCGGTGGTGGTGGCGCTTATACTATTAGCGGTGCCGCTGGTGGTGCAGGCGGTGGTGGTGCTGGTGGATCAGGCGGATCAGGCACTGCTGGAACAGCTAATACCGGAGGTGGCGGCGGTGGAGCAGAGTCACACACAAGCGGCGCTGGAGGTGCTGGCGGATCGGGCATTGTTTTGATTAAAGCGCCACAAGCGGCCACCTCTACAACGGGAAGCCCTACAACAAGCTCTAGTGGTGGCTACTATTACTACGAGTTTACAGGCTCCGGCAGTATTACCTTCTAGATGGACCCGCTTTCCCTGGTCGCAATAGCCTCGAGCGCATTCAAGGGGCTCGAGGTTCTTGTCAGCAAGGGCGCGGAAATTGAACACGTCGCAAAAAAGCTCGGGCACTGGTACGGCCTGGTCGCGGACATAAAGCAAGCCGAGAAGGAAGCCGAAAATCCGCCGATCTTCAAAAAGCTATTCGATGGCGAATCAGTAGAGCAGCAAGCTCTCAACGCCATCATCGCCAAAAAGAAAACCGAAGAGATGGAGAAGCAGGTCCGGGAGCTGATCATCTGGGCATACGGCGACGAGACCTACAAAGAAATGATGGCGATGCGGCGCGAGATACGCGCCAGGCGCGAAGCGACGATCTATAAGCAGCGGCGAAAGCAGCGCATCATGCTCGATATTGCAGCAGGCATCATTGGTGCTATGGTATCCGGGGGCGTCATTTGGATGGTCATTTCGATAGTAAAAGGAGCAAGGTAAGATTGATGAGTGACCGAATCGGAGAGCTTCTGGTCGCGGCGGCATGGATGATGGTGGCCCCAGTCTTTTTTCTGGTTGGGCTCACCATCGGCATTTTCGCCCTGCTATGATTTTTGGTTTGAGCTGGTACAATTAGCCAACTTTCTTGGGGGGTTTGGTAATGGTCGACGAATCGACAAAGCAGATAGTGGATGTCATTAGCGTCGGCACGATGATCGGGTCTCTGGGCTCTATCCTGCCCCCCGTGGCGGCTTTATTTACTATCATCTGGACCGGGATCAGGATTTATGAAACCGAGACGGTCCAGGCGCTAGTGAAGAAAAAGGACGATCCACCAGAGGAAAGCTAGATGTCCTGGCTGGGTAAGTTATTCGGGGGCGATGGCGCTGCCAGCTCAATCATTGATCAGACATTCGGGCTGATCGATAAATCGTTCTACACCAAACAAGAGCAAGGCGAGGCGCTGATGAAGGCCGAGGCTGACGCTCGGCAGATGACTATTCAATGGCTGGAATCGACCAGCGGCTCCAGGCTCGCCCGGCGCGTGATCGCTTTCTCGATCACTGGCACCTGGCTCTTTATGTTTATGGCTGCGACTACAAGCTCCCTGATTTCGATCTGGGTCGGCGATGTCGCAGCGGATAAGCTGCTACAAAGCACTGACATTCTGGACGGTCGAATTGAGACCATGACTCCGGCGGTTATGCTGATACTGGGCTTTTATTTCGCAGCGCCTTATATGGGCGACCTGGCGAAAGGCGCACTCCAGAAATTTGGGAACGCTCAGAAATGACAGCGGGCGTCGACTTCAAAGTATTAACGAAATGGCTCGAGCTTGATGAAGGCTGCAAGCTCAAGCCCTACTATTGCACCAGCGGGAAGCTCACCATCGGCGTCGGTCGAAACCTGGAAGATACCGGGATCACCAAAGCCGAGGCGCAATTCATGCTCGAGGGCGACATTGTGCGCCTCATGCGCGAGCTGGATGAGCTGTTTCCCGAGTGGCGCGATCTCAGCGAGACCAGGCAAATGGTCGTGCTGAATATGGCTTTCAATCTTGGGACGTTCGGCTTTCTCAACTTCAAACGAACCGTCGGGTACATACGCGATGGGAAATTCGCCGAGGCAGCGGACGAAATGTTGCGGTCTGAATGGGCCGAGCAAGTGGGGGTAAGGGCGAAAAGACTCTCGGACGCTATGAGGGAGGATAAACCGCCCGTTTAAAATCTGATCGGGTCAGCTAAACAGGCCCGCAAATCCAGGGCCGCGTATTATTTCACCGGGAAGCCGTGCAAATTCGGCCACCTGGCGCCTCGCTACACTTCAAACAAATGCTGCTCGACTTGTGATGCACTCAAGCGCACCGGCATGAGCCCGGCGGCTCGCGAGGAGCTGCGCGCGTATTGGCGGGATTATGACCGCAGGCGCGGCCCCCGGAACGATTACTGGCGCGAGCATTACCACAAAAATGCGGCCTATCTTTACGCTTCCCGATATGTGCGCCCGAAATATAGAGCGACCCATCGCCGGGCAAAAGAAAGGCGGCGGCTTTACATTGAGCGGGCGAATATCCTGCGCGACAATAATCTGGTCCAGGCGGATATCGAGGCCGTTTACAGCCAGGCGCGCGCGGTCACTGCTGAGACCGGGGTCGCGCACTCAGTCGATCATATTGTGCCGCTGCGCGGCGAGATGGTTTGCGGCCTTCACGTTCCCTGGAATATGCAAATCTTGACGGCTCGGGACAATTCGATAAAAGGCAATCGGTGGGATGATTAAGTTAAAAACGCAGCAGGGTGATCTATATATTCGCGCTGGTGAAATTCTGATGCTGCTCCCCGAGCGCGGTCGTCCTGGCTGCTCAATGATTTACACGCAGCTCTTTCCCGATGGCTTGTCGATTGATATGACGCCGGACGAAATACTCGAGGAATTGATGAGCGCGGAAGAATGGGAATTCGAGATAATCGAAGATGAGGAAGAGGAAGAAATTGCCGAGGAATAAAAAAGCCCGGTGGTTGCGACACCGGGCATAGGACTTTTAGGAGTGACCGCCAAAGTATCAGCGGTCAGTTAAAGACTACTCTTAATCTTCAAGGTTTTCAAACGTATTGTGCGCGCCTCTTTTGCAGCGACTACACGCTCCGGCTGCGCCTTGTAATGCCGCACCGGCCATTCGATTTGATACGGTCCCGCCTGCCCGAGCGTAGCGTCGCCCATCGCGGTCATCACTTTAAGCTCCAGCTCGGCAATTTCATCCTCGAGCTGGCGGCGGTGATCGCGCAGCAGCTCCAGATGGTAAACATCATTGTCGAGACCGTTCAGCTCGACCGGGGTTTCGCTTTTTTCTGCTGGCGGGATCGCTGCGTCATCGATGTTGACTGGCGCGAACCAATCTTCGGCAGCAACCCGGCGCCGGAAGTCGGCACAAATCTCGGTAATCTCGGCCTGGATATCCGGGTCGGCAGGGATGATCGTGATCCGGCGCTCGATTCCTCGGTGCAGCGTGACAATGATCCCGGCGCTCGCCCCGGTCGCCATCATCTGCGCCTGGAGCTGGATCGGGCCGCGATATAGCGGAATATCATCGCTCGGCGGCGCGGTCGTGACTTTGCACTCGATAGGAATGCGCCCCTGGAGCTTGATTTCGTCGCTGCCGTGAATCCTGACGATGCCATTATCCTGGACGCGGACGGGTTCATCGATTTCCACAATGCCGTCGCAGCTCACTTCAAAATCATCGAGCTTGATGACCGGCGGCGAAAGCTCCGCCTGCGGGATGTGCAAATGCGCGCAGCAATCGCGGATCAACACCGGCTCGAGCAAATTGCCAACGATCCCAGGCTCCCCGATATCGTAATCCGGCAGCGGACCCGACTGCGCCTCGATAGATTTCCGCAGCTCATCGTTCGGCGTGGACCAGGGATGCGGAATTCCATGTCGCCAGCAATAAAGGACCGGGATGCGCGATCCCGACATTTTGGTGTCGTCTGATAATTTGCCGACCATGTGGCCCCCTGTTTAAAAATTTGACACTCGCCCATCATAGGCATTACGCTCGGCCTGTCAATTACTAAGGGGGACGACATGACCCTGGAAGAGATCATCGCAACATTCGGCGGAGTATCGCAGACCGCTCGAGCCCTGGGCGTTACCAGGCAAACCATTTATCACTGGCGGCGGAAGGGCGACATTCCCGAGGCGCGGCGCATCCAGGCGGAGGTGATCATTGGCCGATCAGACTAATCGCTTCGGGCACCTGGTCGACAACTTTTTTCTGTTGTTCGTCGGCCTGCGCCTAGCGGAGATCATCACCTGGTCATGGTGGTGGGTGACTGCGCCGCTATGGGGTTCGTTATTGATCGGCTTTCTGGTCGCATTCGGGCAGAGCTGGCACAAGCAAACGAAGCGCAATCGATGGATAAAGATGAAACAGCAAAAGGCGGAGCGTGATGCGAGTGTCGCTGACGAGTGACGAAATTTTCCTGGCAGCGACGGCGGGCGTGATCCGCCGGATGCGCGGCATCAGCGGAAAGCTCGATAAAAACCAGCATGGGCTGCCGGACAACGCGCCTCGATGGGAAAACGATATCGAGGGCGCCCTGGCTGAGTCAGCGCTCGCGAAAGCCCTGGGACAGTATTGGCGGGGAGCGGGTCCGCTCGATGAGCGGCACCATCCAGACGTGGCGGATTTTGATGTTCGCGCGACTAAATACGAAAACGGACATTTGATCATCCACCCGGACGACGCAAACAAGCGACGGTTTTACCTGGTGACGGGATCAGACGGCGAATATCGAATCGCCGGGTGGTGTTATGGCGAGGAAGGCAAGCGAGAGCGCTGGTGGCGCGATCCGACCGGGAAGGGTCGCCCGGCATTCTTTGTACCGCAATCGGAGCTGAGAGCATTTAATGGGAAGTAGAAGCCGCAACAAAGGCGCCGCTGGCGAGCGAGAGCTGATCCTCGAGATCGAGCAGTGGACCGGCATCCGCCTCGAGCGGAATCTCTCGCAGGCATTCGGCGGCGGTCACGATCTGATCGGGCTCGATCATTGGGCGATTGAATGCAAGCGATA